ATCTCTGTCCGTTTCATGAGGAAAGTGGCATTGGGGATATGCACCCTGGCGTATGCGGACGCCACGAGCGGCACAGACGGGACTCGAACCCGCAGCTTCCGGTTCGACAGACCGGCACTCTTGCCATTGAGTTACTGCGCCAGAGGACGGCAATTCCAAAACTGGTTGACACCAGTGACCCACAAGGAGGGGTATTGCCGTCCAGTCGGGAAGCAGGGAGTCGAACCCCGTCATCCTGGTCCCAAACCAGGCGCGCTGCCGGTACGCTACATCCCGTAGTGCCACTTTGACCCAAGTGGCCAGGGGGCGAGGTGGCCATGCCACACTCCCACCACCAGGGCGAGTTTTCCGACCTCCCGAGTCGTTCCGCTCCGCTTCGCTGGTCGATTGCGCTTGCAACGGAAGTACCGCCTGGGGGAATCGAACCCCCGTCACCGGGCTGAGAACCCGACATCATCGACCACTAGACCAAGGCGGCTTGAGCCGGTTTGTGGTGCGGGTACCGGCGAACCCCTAGCCCAAACCTTGGCCTGGGAAGGGCTAGCGCTTGAGGGGGAGGATTCGAACCCCCGGCATCCAGGTCCAGGGCCTGGCGTTCTTCCACTGAACTACCCTCAAATGTACGAGCAACATCTGATTCAATGTCAGGCGTCTGTCCGCAGACCGCACCCACCCGTGACGGGGGTGTCGGGAGTCGAACCCGCTTCTCCCCTGACAGACTCTCAGTTGATCGGCTATCACCCAGATAGGCTCATTGCTCTACCCCAGCGCGCTACCGGGGGGTGGTCGCTCCTAGCTATGTTCTGTCAGGAATGCTGCTCGTTACGAGGGCCACGCGGGATTCGAACCCGCCCCTTCTGCTTGGAAGGCAGAGGTGCTTAACCACTGACACCAGTGACCCGTGCGAGGACCGTGCGGGAATCGAACCCGCAGTCTCACCATGGCAAGGTGAGGTGTTGCCTTTACACCAACGATCCGTGTCCCGATGACGCTCGGGACCAGCGTTGATCTCTCATTATCCACATGTCAAGAGGCCTCAGCAGGTCAGTGAGGAGTCGAACCCCAACAAGTCACGGCTTTGGAGACCGCTACACGCCATCGTGTCTGACCTATGATCGACAGTCAGTATATATCGCGATCGTGATCTCACGCAAGGAGTTTCCCGAATGCATGAAATCTGGTGGGAGGTTCGGTTCGCTAATGGTCTCGTGGTCTCCCAGCAACGAGGAGCTTCGTACGAACATCTTGACCGGGTTCACCTCAAGAGCTTCCTCATCCGCGATAGAGATGGGCCAGTGGTCGAACTGATCGCGGAGCAGGGGCGTACAGGCAACAATTTGGTCTATCGTTGCCGTACCGTCATGTTGGGCGGCATCCAGACCGAAGTTGTTCTGGCAGGGTGGATACCTCAGGGGCCGATATACGTGGTGGACCCCGAAGCATTACAGGTATACGAATCGGAGACCTTCCTCTACGGCGATCCGGTGTTCTACCCGCCGATGCCCATGTTGTTTGAGAACTGGGTTGCCGACCATCCTTCCGCGATCCTGAAGCCAGCCTTCGAACGGATCGACTGAAAAGCCTTCTGGGGTCTCCACGGGTGGTACCCTTTCGTACGAACATTCGTGACAGGAGGCACCATGGCCGATATTGCGGCCCTCAAGGCAGCCCTCGATGCTGCTGAAGCGGCAGAGGAAGCTCTGATCGCAGAGCGTCGTCAAAACCGGGATTCGATGTCTAAGGCCGAGTTCCGTAGTTACAACCAGGCGACCCAAGAGAAGCAGATTGAACTCAGCGGAGCGATCCGCGACGCCCAAAAAGCACTGGCCGAGGCGTTGAACGACGTCAGGTCCGAAGCCCTCAATGTGGCAGTAGGAACAGTGTCAGAATCCGGTTCGATGGGAGGGACGAACAATGGCTAACACGGCCCTGAATGACATGAAAGGTCGTTTGGCTGAGATCGTCGCGGATGGAGGCGACCTGATTGTCGTCCCATTGTCTGCGGTGGACGCCGATGCCACTTTCGAGGACGGATATGCAGACGCGTTCCTTGCGACAGTTCTCGGAGCAGCCGGAAACACCGAACAGACCGGTTCGTCATGGACCCGCAAGGTCCACACCAACGCCAACATCACTCTGAGCGTAGATGACACCAATGATCTTGTTCGGGTCATTCTCGACATCGACGACACCTGGACAGCGGTAGCCGCATCGAACGACACCGTCGCGATCCTGATTTGTGAAGACGGCGCATCAGATGCTGTACGCCGCGTCATCGGCAAATGGGATTTCGCGGTCACAACTGACGGCAACGACGTGACCGCTAATTACGACCAGACCAACGGCATCTGGACCGCAGCGTAACCCAGCGGAGGTGATCTTCATGAGACGGCACTGGTGGGGCTGGGTCGTCGTCCTAAGCCTATTCGTCAGTGGCGTGGCTTATGCAGCGCCCGGCTGGTTCGAAGACCACGAGGCTCGCATTGCTGCCCTCGAAGGCAAGGTGGTCGAGCTAGAGTCGCGCATAGACGCCTTGGAGGGTTCATCATCCACCACCACCCTCCCGACAACCACATCGTCGTCTACCACGATCACCCAGCCGACGACGACAACCACCGTGGCGACGACCTCGACCACGGTACCGCCAACTACCACAACTACGGTCCCACCCACTACGACGACCACCAGCGCGACATCGACCACGACTGCCCCGACGACAACGACCTCCACCAATCCAACAACGACCACGACTGTCGCCGGATGTGACGATGTTCTCACCCTGACCGGACCCCTCAACATCACATCGGACTGGCAGTTCTGCGGCCATATCGAAGGCAACGGCTTCCCCATCCTCGTCGACGGAGCCGACATCATGCTGTCGGGGTCGGTCAACAATGTGGAGCGGATCATGTGGCACGGCCAGTGTGGAGTAGCCAACCTCCACGACCTGGCCATCACCAACTCAGGTGGACCGGACATTGGGGAGTACCCGATCCACTTCCACCTCTGCGGTGACACCACCCGAGGGTCAGTCGTAGAGAATGTCATGGTCATCAATGGGGCGCACCACGCTTTTGTCCCCCACGGTTCACATGGGATCACCTTCTCCGACACGACCGCTATCGACATTCAGGGTGACGCCTACTGGTGGGACCCCCCCGGCGCTTTTGAGACCTGCTCGTTCCAGAAGTTCTGCACCCTCGACAACTCCAACGACATCACCATCAACGGTGCCCTATGCGATGGGGTGACCAACGCTCCCGGCGACGACAGAGGATTCCGGCTCTCCTGCTTCACCCTGGGTGCAGGCTCAGGCAATGTCATCGTCAACTCCCACGCGCAGCGGGTCCAGCCCTCCCATGTGGTCGACTGTTCCGGCTACCACTGGCCGGAAGGAGCCAACCAGAACGTCGGCGGCAACGTCTGGATATTCGAGGACAACACGTTCTCCGACTCACCCTGCCACGGCATCTTCGTCTGGCAGAACGACTCCAACCACCACGTCATCGACGGATTCAGCGGTGGGGGGATCGACCATGGTGCCTACGGCAACAACTACGACTACCGCCATGTCGATGTTCCCTACTTGGAGATCCATGCGGTCGGATGGGTCATGTCTGACTCGGAGGTGGGGCGGATCATCTTGCGGCCTCACACTTTCGCCGGGGCGGTGACCCTCACCAACACCACCGGGTCTGTCGTCGAGGTGCGGGACGCCCCATCGGGTACCGCCGATGAGCCGATCACCCTCCACGTCAACGGGACCAACCTGACGTGTGGGGACATCGCCTGGGTCAACCCTCACCCTCAAACCCAGGTGGTGGTTGACGGCGTAGTCTGCGAGTCCTGACGTGGATATTACCCCGGTCGGGACCCCTCAGTCGGGTAGCGCCAATAATGGAGGTGACGTAACCCTTACCTTCGATGAGGCTCTCGACGAAGGTGACGTGGTGTACGTCCTGCACGGTCAGGCTGACTCTGGGACTATCGCCTTAGGTCCGAGCACTAGCGGATACACCGAGCTTGCCAAGCACGATGCGGCCGTTCCGAAGGCAGGCGTATATCGGAAGGTGATGGGTGCTACTCCCGACTCCACTGTCGTACTTCCTGGGACGGGCGCAGGCCAAGGCTCCACTATTGGTGTCTGCATTGCTCTACGAGGTGCTGACGCGACTACACCAGAGGATGCTGCGACTACTACGGCAGGACCCACCTTTGATAACAACCCGAATCCGGCAGCGGTTACCACGGTCACAGCGAAAGCGTGGGTGCTGGGCGTAGCCGCCTCGGACGGTCCTGACTCCAGTTGGTCTCCGATAAGCGGGTACTCGAACCAGGTTGAGGCGCACGGAATAGATACGTTCCGGATCAACGGGGCGCTGATGACGAAAGAGGTTGCGACACCGGGGGCGGAGGACCCTGGCGCTTACACTGTCGGACCTGGAGCCGAGAACTGGTATGCGTTCACCGTAGCTGTACGCCCGGCCAGTCTCCCATCGGCCTCCCTCTTCGCCACCGCCACCGGGACTACCGTGGATGTTGTGGATGAGACCGACGCGACCTCCGATCTTCACCTATCCGTTGACGACGACCCCGACGCGCCAACTGATACCGATTGGGTGAACAACGCGGTGGAGGTATGACCAGTGAAGGAGAATAATGTCACTTTTGTTTCTTGACGGCTTCGACCTTGGCGACAGCAACGCGTCCGGTAAGTGGAACGTGTTCAACAGCGTCGGGATCGCGAGCAGCGGTGGTATTCACGGGTTCTATGCCCTTTTCAACGACTCCGCGGACCGCGCCCAGAAGGTGCTCGCTGCCGGAGCGGACACCACGTTCATCGCCCACCTCTACCTTCAGGCATCGGCGGGGGGCAACGACGGGGTCGCCAACATGGGGGTGATAAGGTTCCAGGGTGACGGCGGGGCGACCGCCCACCTGAACCTCTCCTACACGAGCACCCAGGCCTTGCGCGTGAGACTCGGAGGGGGTACCGGAGCGATCCTGGGCACGAGTGCCGCTGTGCTAACCGTGGGCAACTGGCACCACATTGGATTTAAGGCCTTCCTGTCGGACACGGTGGGGACCGTTGACGTGTGGGTGGACGGAGTGAACGTCCTCTCCCTCACCGGGCAGGACACCCGCAACGGTGGTACCGTCGTGGCGTTCGACGCCATCGAACTGCCGGGTGCCAACGGGGGACCCAACCCCGACTTCATTGACGATCTGATCATCCTCAACGGCGTGGACTCAGGGATAGCGGGGATGCCGAACAACGACTTTCTGGGGGTGTGTCGGGTGGAGTCTCTACTTCCCGACGCCGACACCGCCACCGAACAGTGGACCCTATCTGCGGGAAGCGACTCATTCGCCTTGGTCGATGAGGTCCCTCCCAACGGGAACACGGACTACATCGAGCATGACGTGGCCGGGGAGAAGACACAATTGGGCCTCGGAGACCTGGTTAGCTCCGCCGTTGACATTCTGGGAGTCCAGCTTTCGAGTCACGCGGTCAAGATGGACGCGGGGACCGCGTTGTTCCGACAGGGGATACGTTCGGACGCCAGCGACGCAAACGGAGCCGACCACGCCCTAACCGAGTCTTACATCAACTATCAGGACATCTTCGAGGCCGACCCCGATGGCGGTGGAGCGTGGACTCCTGCCCAACTCAACGCTGCCGAGGCGTTTGTAGAGGTTAGGACCTAACGGTGACCCTGCGCAGGGTCAGTCGGCAGGCCGTCGAGGCCCTTGTCCAGGACCCGAACCCGCTCCGCCGCGTCTCCAGGGCGTCCGTTGAGGTCTTAGCCCAGGCACAGAATCCTCTCAGGCGAATCTCGCGGGTAGGCCTAGAGGCTCTGGTATTGGATGTCGGGACTCATGTCTTCTTCAGCGTTAAGCCCCAGGGTGGTGACCTTCCCGCCGACTTCGGCAACGCTGAAACGGGCACCATCGAGGTCCGCACCCAGGGGGAGAACATCACCACCGAGACCATGCAACTCTACGCCCGGCTCTTTCAAGCCGACGAGATCACCCCTCTCTCCAATGAGGTTCTAGTGGCCACGGAGACCGGGGATGACGGCTGGACCAACAACACGATCGTCTTCACGGGCATCGACACCACCGCCGACAAGGCGACCTGGGATGCCGCCCGAGTGAGGTTCCGATGGAGCGCCGTCTGATGAGGGTTCTCTACCAATGGGCGACGGTCCCGCCATCTGACTGGCAGGAGATCGACTCAGCAGACTGGGCGTCCCTGCCTGCTCGTGTCCTGCCCGTCTTAGAGGTCGGAGCTAACTCGACACTGGGATGGGTCAACGCCATCAACGTCCAGGGGGTGAGCTTCGAGGGCGACCACTACGCGGTGGAGGACATCTCCAACGGCTGCAAGGTGACGGTCTGGAACGACGACCTGACCGACCGTCCAGAGACCGAGTTTTACGCTGCCGAGTGGACCTTCCTCACCCTGGCTCCCGACGAGACGATGGGCGGGCTTTACAATACCAGGCAGAGCCAGGTGGTCTACATCGGGCCGGGACTGTCGATCGAATCAACACCTGACCGGTTGGTGAGACCTTGGGCCGAGTTCATCCTGCCCGACTCCTCGCTGGTCCGTCACGGTATCTGGATGTCCGATACCGACTTCGCTCTCACCGTCGAAGCGAGAACCCCGAAGGGGTGGAGGGAGTGGACCGAAGGGGTGCCTGAGAGGAACGTGGTTGACGGTCGGGTGGTCGGCTGATGGCGAAGACCTTCTACCACCGCAGTACCACCGTGAGCACAATTGCTCACGGTGCTGTTACCCACGAAGTAGAGCATTCGCTGACTCAGGGTTCGTCAGCGACCACGTTGATATCAGCTAATCATGCGGATGGAGCCGACACAGAAGCGTTCCAGTTCACCACGGTAGCTGATGAACCGAACAGCGCAGATTGGGTCTCCGGCGACTACCAGTGTGTGATCGACGTGACCGCCGCTGGTGCCGATATGACCTATGGCCTACTCACGCTTGGTGGATCAGCAGGCCATTTTGCTCGACTCAACTCGATCGCTACCACCCACCTAGAAACCCAAGCGCAACAGGAGTCGGCTTTCTCTGGCACCGGATTGAAAACAGCCACCACTGGCACCTGGGACCCTGCCAGCGGTGCAGCAGGTGATCGGTTCGAGTGTCTGATCGCTGCCCGTCGTACTGTCACCGGAGGTCACGGTAACCAGTCCGTCACCATCGAAGTAGACGACCCTGGTGCCGACCCTGGGAGGTCGATATGGGATGGAGAGGCTGCTGGGCAGACGGTTGTTGTTGGCACCCTGGCGGGCAGCGACTCTCTTCTGAGCGTTTCGGGCCTGAAGGTGGCATCGATCGGACAAATAGTCGAACTGGACGCTTCTGTTGCTGTGCAGGCCGAGAAGTTCTCGGTGATCGGGATGGTGGCTGAGGGTGAGACGCTTGTCGGCATCACTGGCGGGAAGGGCGTTCCTGTTGGCCAGATAACAGAGCTAGACACCCTTAACGCGGTTGCGTTGTTGCAACTTTTTGCCGAACTTCAACTCTCAGGGTTCCGCATCGACCTGACCTACGAGGAGGCGGGAGGCCAGACGATCGCTATTGGCACAATCGTTGAGGCTGACTTCTTAACGGCGGTCGGTGCACGAAAGCTGGCGGGTGTCGGCCTGATCTCTGGGGCTGACACCCTAGTCGCTGTCCAAGCGGTCAAACTGATGAGTGTCGGAACGTTGGTAGGGGTCGACTCGTTGATCACTATCCCGGCGAGAAAGGACGCCGCGATCGGCCTGATACCCGAAGCAGATTCCCTGGCCGTCATCCAGGCAGTCAAGCCGATCATCCAACCGGTGGGAACCGTCAATGGGGTCGATTTGTTGTTTGGGGTCGGAGCGCGAAAGCTGGCGGGTGTCGGCCTGATCGCTGGGGTCGACTCGCTGGTCCCTGTCCAAGCGGTCAAGCCAATAATTCGTCTTGTTGGGCTGCTGGCAGGCTCCGACACCCTGGTGTCTATCCAAGGCATCAAGCTCGTCCCGGTGGGGTTGGTCTCAGAGGTCGGAGACTTGGTCACCGTCCAAGCGGTCAAACCGATCCTCTTCCCGATCGGAGTGACAACTGAACTCGACGTTCTGAACCTTGTGTCCGGGTTCAAAACGGCCTCCCCTGGGACACTCAGCGAAACCGAGATCCTCCTCGATATTCAGGCGGAAGTAGGGGGAGAACAGACGATCAACGTTGGTGCAGTAGCAGCCCTTGAAGCCCTCGTGACGGTACTGGCGGACAAGCCGATCATCCAGACCGTGGGTCTGCTGGCTGAAGCTGACGGGCTTGTCGCAGTCTCTGGCCGTAAGACGGTCGACATCAGTCCTCTTCTCCAGTCTGAAGTTCTAGTTGACGTTGAGGCCTTGAAGCCGATCGTCCGCGCGGTGGGAGTATTTAGCGAGGTCGAACAGCTACTACAGATCCCAAGGATCAAGGGTATAAACATCAGTCCGCTCGTGGAGGCGGATTCCTTCATTGACGTTGCGAGGGTGAAACACGCGCCGGTCAGCCCCCTCATGGAAAACAACCTGCTGCTCGACGTTGAGGCCGTGAAGCCGACCGTCAACGCAGTCGGAACCCTCATAACAGCAGAAACGCTGCTGGCCATCACCTTCATCCTTGGCGAACCGGTCATTCTCTACATGAGGGTTGTCACCAGAGGTAAGCCAACGAACGTTTCTAGCCGGGAGTATGATGCCACCCAAGAAGCCACCGTCGAGGGCAACTAATGGCCGAACCCACCATCGTCGATCTCGGAGCCTTCGCCCAGGGCGAAGTACCGCCCGACCTACTCGTCACATTCCAGGACAACGACGGCAACAGCATCAACATCAGCGGCTTCACCACCGAGATACGAATTGCCGAAGAACTCAAAGGGGTCACCGGATTCGGAACCGGTGTAGTCACCGTCCTTGACGCTGTGAACGGTCAGATTTCGTATGCCTGGGTCCAGCCTGACATGCTGACCCAAGGCCAATTCACAGTCCAGGCCTGGGTCCTGGAAGGGACCGATCCTGACTCAAAGCGGTACGCGTCTGATCTCTACACCTATACCGTCTACGACGGGCCAGGAGACCCACCAGCATGAGCACACCCCTGACCGACCTGATCCCCATGTTCAATCGAGAGATCGACATTCCCGGTACGGGCATCATCATCACGAGCGCCTCGGCCAAGCTCGGTTACATCGAAGATGGATTCTGGGACATCCGGCTCGCTGGGATGCTCAGCGGGTTCACCGTCGCGCTCGGCGAAACTCTCACCCCTCCCGGCACGACCGGTGACAAGTATTTCACCGACCAGGACACCCTGTCAGAAGATCTTGAACAGAAGTTTTGGATGATGGTCACGATCTTCGCTGGGTTTCGGGTGCTCCGCCTCAAGGTCATGCAGTTGGCGGTGAACTTCACCGCCGAAGCCGGGCCTGTCTCCTACGAACAGCAGGCATCGGCCACCGTCCTCCGTGCTCTGCTCGATTCGCTGGAGCGGCGGGTCGCGGAATTGAAGGAGTTGTACTCCGACCTGATCCCGGCCAACGTGTTCGTAGTCATGGACGGTCTGGCCCAGAGCGAATATGCAACGTTGAATTCGCTGCCTGAACTTCAGATCCTCTACTAGCCTGTCGTCGAGCAGGGACTGGTCCTCCATGCTTGCAAGCAAGCCTCTACCGGCGAGGCTTGCTACGCCCTGAATGTTCGAATAAGCTGTGTCCAATGAGCGACAAGGCGACGAGACTGGGCTGGGAGCCGGGGGGCCAGGGAAGCACACCGTCGGCGTCACCAAAAGACATGATCGCTTCTCACACCTTCGAGCGGGAGCATCGAGAGCAGCGCGGACTCAACACCGACTCATGGGCGATCGTCAAGCTCAAGAATTCAGCGACGGGTGTGCCTCAGTCGATCATCGTCGAAGGCAATGTCAAGTGCATCATCTGTGGGGGGTTCAGCGAGAATCGGTTGGTATGTGAAGATTGCGCCGACTCAGTGAAACTGGTTCGGGCAGCAGGAAACATCGAAATCCTGAAAGACCTAATTGACTTCGCATCCAAGCCGGGCAACCTGGCCGTCTTCCAGGCGCTCACCGACGAAGCGATCGGAGAGATGATGATGAAGCGCATCCGGGATGCAAGGGACGGCGCATGAACGCAGCGGAACTTGAAACCTTCGTCGTCTCCCAAGACACGAAGTATCTCGGTAAGTGGAACATTCATCCGCTTGCAATCTCCGAACCCTGGAAGATCGTGCTCGGCAACAATTGGGACATCACCATGTCATCCGACCCGACCTTCACCGAGTTCTACAACCGGCTCGAACATACCTGGCAGCAGGCTCATGTCGAAACCGGCGATGACATCATGGTCTGCGAAGTGTTCGTCGAGTACACCTTCAAGGCTCCGCCAGGGATCAAGAGCCTCCGTTATGGGCGGCATACCTGGGCCGACTCCGACCAGTTCTGGCATCTCGCCGGAGACGACAAGAAACAGTGGAGAGTCGTGGGAGGTTTCGTACGAACGGTTAACATGGTCTCCGTTCTCGAAAGGAGCCAAGTTGACCGAAGAGACCGCCTCGACGAAGGCAGAAGCCGAGCAGGAGACCCCGAACGAGGAATCCTCATCAGAAGCAAAGGCCCCTATCGCCACTCCTACGAAGTCGGCGGCTAAGGGTCCTGTCTTCGACCGCAACACCGACAAGGACAGGAAGAGCAACAAGCTCATCACCAAGTGATGGTCGCGCCCAGGCTGTCTGGGACCGTGGCGCGTCGACTCCGCAGAAGGCTCTGGCAGAGCCAGAAGAAACGCTGCTACTGGTGCGACAAAAAGGTGATCCTCCCCGAGGATCTGCTTCGTAAATACATCCCGCTCTCATCGATCTATGACGAGGGGCTGGCTGATCAGCTTCCCGGACTACACGCACAGTTGATGTCGCGGGTGCCTGAGTTCAGGCGACGCTGGAAGAACGACCTCGGCACTCTCGACCATCTGGTTGAGCACGCCCGCGGCGGCAGCCACGAGATCACAAACCTGGTCCTCGCCTGTGCCCCATGCAACGAACTGCGGGGCCGCAGGTTCCAACAACTACTACTTGAATCCGATGAGGACTTGTGGTTAGAGTCGCCGGATGCCGCTAGCACGATCCCCGTAATCGTCCCACCGGTTCGGGATGGCGACCGAACCGAGCATCGCCCGATGCGTGGCTGATAAGGCTTCGGGAGTGACGTACCGAAGAGTGATAATGGCCACCGGGAGCATGACGTAAGAGCCGGAGATTACAAATTTTCGTAATATTTGTAATCGGGAATCCCCCGCAACGCACATCGGCTAGTGGGAAGACCTCCGGCCACCAGAAACGCCACTGGTGCAGGGAGAATGTGTGCAGGCACCCCCTAACCGGTTCACCCGTATTGTCCTGGTAGCCTGAATCGCATGACAGGGCCATGGTGGTGCAGATTCTGTGGCGGGTTCGGTCAGCCCGATCGGATGGTATGCAGTGCGAAGGAATGCATGACCAAAGATCTAGCCGAGGATCTGGCTCGGTTCGGTCACACCTTCTCGTCTCAACACGCGCTCACACATCAGAGCATCACTGTTACGCAACAGAACATGCCATCGTCCGGGTGGTCACTACATGCACATGCTGCTGCATACGATGTATACGACCCGACTTTGCGTAGCCAGGTCACGGCCTTCACCCAGATAAGCATTGCATGACCATTTGCAGCACCCAACTCGTCATCACTCTTCCCGATGGGGTCGTCGTCGAATTCGGTGCCGGTCGAACTGAGGTCAGGCACGTCGCGAGCGAAGCGAGCCGGGAGGGGGTTGAGGGGGAACCCGAAGCCACCCTTGGTGGCGATGGGGGTTCACCCCTCGGGGCATCCTGGTGTCGTCATTGCGGTCAGTCAGCCTTCGACCAGATGCAATGCATCAAGTGTTGGAATGCCGGTTTCGAATTCGGTGCTCAGATGATCGCCACCGGATACGCTACAAAAGAGTTTGCTGATGCTCTGGCTCCCGTGATTGGTGCAGCGCTTCGCACAGGACAATTGCTCGATCGAGCCAGTCAACAGGCGGCTCAGACTCTCGAACAGTTCGGATCAACCCTGAAGCGGCTGGCGGGTTGAGCTTCCGGTACAGGTCCTCCAGGACCGAGTAGTAATCTTCCTTTGTTAGGGACGCTCGTCGAGAGTCCGCTCTATCCATCTGTGCTGTTGCCCATTCGAGCGCTTCGGGTGTCAGCCATCGTTGAACATTTGTACGAAAGAGATTATCGTCCGTGCTCATGAGTGGAAAAGTGTCCGAGACCAGACTACGGGTTCTGGAGTTCCTCGTCGGGTATATGGAGAACCACCGGTATGCCCCCACCCGCGAAGAAATCGCCGCCGCGGTTGGCCTCGGTCCTCGCTCCAGCATCCAGTACCACGTCGACTCTCTTGTTGAGGACGGCTACATCGAACGGATAACCTATAGGCATCGCATGATCCGGCCAACCGAAGCTGGCGTCAACGCGATCAAGCGATTGAGGGTCATCGATGAAAGCAGTAGCTAAGCGAACTCACCCCGGTGCGCTCGTCCTAGACGACCCGTTCCGGGCCAGCAGTCCAGCGTTCAAGGCGGAGGCATTCACAGACATCATGTTGAGCACATTCGAAGCAGAACTCGACTCACTTGCGGAACTCATCGGGGCAGACCGCAGAGCGGCCTCTACCGAAGCGCTACTCCGCCGTTACATGACAGCCGAAGAGGTTTACCAGGACATCGAGGAAGGGTTCCGACGAATCCAACTCAAAATGCTTATGCTCTCCGATAAGCTCGCCGGGGACTCCAGCCAGGGGGACAACAGTGGCCAATGAGTACGTACGTGTCCATCGATCGGACCTGGAGAAGATACGCCACGCCCTTGATAGGGGGACTCTCTATTTCGAGCGACTTAACGAGATGAATGCCGCTCTCCACCTGGCCGACCCTTCCTACTCGCCTCTCACCGGAACGCTGAAGAATGCTCGCACGCGAGTCGATCAGTTACTCGATGGAGTGAATGTTGAAGAGGCATAAGCGACGAATCATCGTCTCGATCATCGCCCTCAAAGATGAGGCATTGCTAGCACAGGAAGCAATCGCCGACGCCTATCGCTACGCCGACGAGATTCATGTCATTCAAATGGGCCGGAGTGCGCCCGATGCCGAGTTCCAGGGGTTGGTCGATCGCCAGCACTCGTTTGTACATTCTGTTCCCTGGAGTCTGGACCTCGCGGGGGCTAGGGCTATGGCCTATCGAAGGCTCTGGCCGAACAGCGACTACCCCGACGATGTGGTGATCATGTTCATGGAAGTCGGCTGGAGAGTCAACGACGCCGATTCGGTGCGAAATGTCATCGAATTCAACCCTGAGAAGGTCATCACCGCCACTCGCTATTTTCAGTGGGACGCCGATCATTACCGTGTTGACAACATGTACCGCCCTACCAAACTCCCTATAGCGGCTCGTGCCCGGCAGGGAGTCCACTGGACCAGCGGAATCCAAACTGCACCCGACTGGATGTGGCGTAAGGCAGGGTGGGTAGACGCACCATTCGACATCATCGACGTGACCTATCTGGGCCATACCGATCAGGAGTACCGGTGGGATACTGACGAACCCAAACTGAAGCCGATACCAGGACGAGCGCTAGCAGCAGAAGTGGTGTGGCCATGAACGGCGAAGCCATCAACGTGGTAGGAGCATCGGGAGCGATCTTCGAAGTCATCCACGAATCCGAACGCGACTACTGGAACCAGGCCCGCGAGCGCTACCTGGAACAGTACCGGTTCGACAACATCTCTGACCTCCAGGACCTCGACAAGGTGATCCTCGGGGAAACCCTTTCTTTCCGGTGGGGAAGCTGGCTCGCCCGAGAAGCCGACTACGACGGGCGGTCCATCGAGGAGGTCGCCGACAAGTTCAAGAAGCAGAAGAACGACCTCGATCGAGAAACTCGCATCCTCAAGGAGGGCATGGGCCTCAACCGCGCCCACCGTCAAGACTCCGAACAGCAGTCCGTCGCCGATTACCTGGAGAACCTCCTAAAGAAGGCCAAAGAGTTCGGTGTGCACCGCGACACCCAGATCGCCAAAGCCCAAGATCTCCTCCATGAGATCTTCACGCTTGTCGGCTTGTGGAAGAGAGGTGACGAAGAGGAGCGTGCTCACCTCAGGGCCACACCCGAAGAGATCCTCAACTGGATCGACACAGTGGCCCGATCCGAATATGAGGCCATTGACGATGCTTTCAGGAAAAACCAGGTTCTATGGATAAGGGAGGTGTCATGATCGAAGTATCCGCGCCGGTCTTCGTGATGATCATCTGCATTGCAGGGATCATGTTGTTCGTGCTCGGCATGCGTATCGGTCGTCGCCGATAAGTCGAATACTTATTCGTACGAAGGTACGATCGAGTACATGGCAGTCAAAAGCGTCGCACTCACCGAAGAGGAGTGCTACCTGGCAGCGATCATCCAAGACCACTCAGGAATCGATCTCGCTGAATTCCTCTGGGAGGACCCAACCGCCGAGAACGACGAGAAGCTCTTCCGCGCGTGGGAGTATCAGATCGCCTGGTGGCGTAAGACCGCCCGACTTTTCATTGATGCCTGCGCCCGAGCCGTTGGGAAAACCCAGTCCATCATCCTTCGCGCCTGGGCTTTCCCCATCCAGTTCCCAGGGTTCGAAATGGTGCTCACCGCGCCAGAACTCATCCACCTCAACCCGCTCACTTCACGAGTCGAGGACCGTATCAAAGAGGTGCGGCTCACCCGTGAACTACTCCCCGGAGGTGTTGGCCGAGGCTTCACGCATCGTCCCTTCCAGGCGAATTTCGTCAACGGGGCCAAGATCCTCGGGCGCATCCCCCAGAAGGACGGGAAGGGCGTCAAAGGACTCCACCCTCTGCGCCTTGAGATGGACGAGGCGCAGGATTACCCCGAGCCGGGATGGACCGAACTCATCGAGACTCTCCGCTATGGCCAGGAGCAGGCGCAGTGGAGAGCGCATGGCGTGTCCAAAGGCGTTGGGGGTCGATTCCAAAAGGTATCGTCTCCGGGTTCAGGCTGGGACGTGGAGCGGATCACCGCTGTCCACCGTACCGACTGGTCCGATCATGAACGTTCTGACAAGATCTCGCTGTATGGCGGACGCGACTCTCCTGACTATCTCCGTAATATCCTCGGACTCCACGGTGACGCTACCAATCCGCTCTTCGTTCTTCACCGGCTCATGGCTTGCGTAGATGATAACGAAGGTTCGCTCTACAACCAGGACATCTACTACAAGCGGCGCATCAATGACGAGATGATCGCCGACAGCGACATTCTCGCTTTCATCGACCCTCCTCGTATCCATGTGCAGGACTGGAAGATCTTTTGGATGGGAATGGACGTGGGCCTGACCAACCATCCTTCCGAGATTCTCATTTTCGGAGAGGAGAACCTGAAGATTCCCAAGCTCGAATCCAGAGTGGCGCTCCGGCTCCTCACCAGGATCAACATGCGTCGCATCAGGGCGGCAGACCAGCGACGTGTGGTCGCTCAACTGATAAAGCTGTATAAGCCACGCAAGTTCGCCATGGACCGCACCGGTCTTGGCCACCCCGTCTTCCAGGATCTCCAAGACGAGAACCCCGAACTCATGTCGATCATCGAGGGCTACGCATTCAACGAAAAGATCGTTGTCGGCTATGAGGACTACGAATCGCCCGAGAAGCCAGAGAATCACGAGATCAAGCGGGTTGCCCAAGAAGAAGCGTATGACCTCCTCCGAACCTACGTAGATGGGCGGAGGCTCATCCTTCCATTCGATACGGAACTGCTAGGAGAGTGGAACGGTCAAACCTGGATACAGCAGACGGCAGCGACAAGAGATGCATACGGGAAAAAGCGGTTCGCGCAAGGTGAATTCCATACACTCGATGCGGGCGGTATGGCCGTTTTGGTTAGGGAGATGGCTGCCTTCAAGAAGGTCCAGGAAATGAGAGATGAGTCCGAGCCAATAGGCGTTGTCTTCGCATAGCCGCCGCTAGCATCGTTCGTGTGAAAGTTACTGCCGAGCACACTGACGGCCCACACCTAGCTCCTTCCGAACAGGCGACACCAGCAGTCCTCGCACTGCCCGACGCGCCAGACCTCCAAGAAGAGCTAGACGCCATGATCTCCGACCTCAAAAACCTCGACCTGGACCTCCCGGACGAGGTGATCCGTACCTGCACCTCCCTCATGGCCAGATGCACTGAGCGGCATGTCCAACTGACCCGAGTCGAAGGATCGAACCGGCACTACCGCGGGTTCCGCACCCAGGAACTCGTCAAGGTCATGGAACTGATCGAATTCACCTATAGATCGGCGAGCCGTCTCATCGAGATCCGCCGACAGGACGTGGAGTTGAGCCGATGAGTGACGAGCACGCATTCGAAGCGACTAGCCACGACGGAGTAGCCGTCGCCTCCGAGGTAGACCCCGAAATCGTTGAAGCCTCACTCGAAAGCGGAGTCCTCAACGGTTACGAAGGTAACGCTTGGCACGATCCTGTCAGGCGCGCGCTCGCATCCTGGGCAGAAGATACCCGTAGGGGCGGACGCCGGGACCGCACCATCTTCGCCCGTGACAAGTTCGTCACACCGGGCAAGGTGTTCCAGCAGATGGCCATGGCCGAAGACGCCATGGATGACGACGTGGTGGGTGGCGTCTACGACACCTCCGAAGCGATGGCCTTCAAGAAGATGTCCATGCAATGCGAAGACGAAGACCAACGTGACGTATGGAACCAGATCGCCAAAGACATCAACCTCGACTCGTTCCTGCGGATGGCATGGCGAGAACTCTTCAAGGCGTCCAACTACTACGGGGTTGTCTGGTGGGGTCAGAAGACCTACCGAGTTCGAGGTATGGCCGAAGAGCGGAAGCGCCGCAAGAGTTTCGCCATAGAGGCTCCCATCGCGCTCGGGGTTCTCGATCCGACACGGATCGTCCCGGTTGGGGCCACACTGTTCGGTGAGCGGCAACTCGCCTGGATCGCAGATGCAGGCGAACAGGACCTTTTCAAACAGGTCAAGCAGGATCGTGTCCTTGACGATCGGCTCGTCAGCCAGATCATTGTTGGCCCGTACACGCCAGACAAGGCTGAAGCCGAGAAACTTCAGAAAGAAGACATCCCTGTCGATCGTCTCTGGCTTCTCAACCCAGTCAACGCTTGGGCCGGGTCTCTCACCAAAGCCACGTACGAGCGCTGGGCGCGGGTGCGCATGAAAGCAGTCTTCCCGCTGCTCGACATGAAACATCAGCTACGAGAGATGGACCGCGCTTTCCTCCTCGGCGGGATCAATTTCATCGTCCTCGTCAAGAAGGGCACCGACGAGCACCCCGTCAAGAAGGCATCCGAGATAACGCTCGTTGCCGAACAGATGCGTGCCCAATCCAAGTCGTCGGTCATCGTCTCCGACCACCGCCTGGAGATCGAGATCATCACCCCAGATCTCGAAAACATCCTCAACCCTGAAAAATGGTCAGTCCTCGACGACCGGATCAGGCTCCGGCTATGGGGGAGTATCGCCCCGCCATCAGACACCGGCAATAGGGAGAACCAGATCACCCTGGCAAAGGTCGTCTCTCTCGGAATTGAAAACCGTCGTCACATACTCAAGCGCGATCTCGAAGCCTCCATTATCGATGCGACACGAAGCCGCAACGAAGGCCTGTTCGACGAGTCGGCATCTCTCGAATACGCACCAAGGCGAGTAGACCTCCTCTTCGACTCGCAGGTGGCCACGGTCTTCCAGGAGATCCGCGATCGTGGAGACCTGTCACGAGAGACCATCCTCGAAGAGTTCGGCTTCGATCTGTCGTTGGAGCGGCAGCGGCGTATCGCCGAGAAGGGCGACGACTTCGATGTGTCGGCAAGTGACGACGAGATCTTCGAAGCGGTCAATGTGCCATTCAACTCACCAGACAATATGGCCACGCCTGGAGGGTCGGGACGGCGAGGGGGACGGCCACCACAAGGACCCGGCGCGCCGGGCGGAGGACCACCCGACTCCGCGGAAACCGGCTAACGTTCGTACGAAGGAGACGACAGTGGAAGACGCGTTCGTATTCGAGCGAAACAACAAGGTGTACCTCAATGCCCGCGCCCACATCATCTCTGATCCGAACGACCTGCCACGAGAGCTTGCTTTCTCTCTGAGCGGCAAGCGACTCAACCCACAATTCGTCTGGGTCTCAGGCCGGTACGTCCAGGGCGAGAAGCTGAACTCCAACGGACAGTTCTGGAGCACCGAAGACCTCAAGGCCGGGGAATACTCGATCCAATATACGCCCCTCAACGTCCTCCACGAATGGCAATATCCCATCGGCACGTTCGTCGAAACCAAGCTCGTCCATAGGGAGGCCGCTGACGAAGGAGAGTTACTCCCCGAGATCCAAGCCCTCTCGGTGATTTGGGCGAGCAACTTCCCCGACGTAGCCGAGGCGGTGCGCGACGCGCACGGTTTAGGCAAGCTGTGGTATTCGATGGAATGTACCGGGGATGCCAAGCAGTGTCTCACCTGCAACAACACTTACGAATGGGCGGCAGCCAAATACTGCGCCCACCTCGAAGGATCGAAAACCGCACCTCGACGGTTCGTCAACCCTGTATTCCATGGTGGAGCGCTCATCTTCCCCCCAGCCAAACCCGGCTGGACCGAAGCCGACATCGAAGAGGTAGCCAAGGCCGCACGCGAGTACGCCGACCGTGAACCGGTCCATACCGCTTACCCGGAAGGTATCTCCGCGGATGAGCGTGCAGCCCTCGAACATCTGCGCAAGCTGAGAACCGCACACGCGTAATCCGCTGTGTTACTCTTCTCTCGTACGAAGGATGGCAGCGCGTGAGGCCAGGCCAAGCAGAACACGACAGGCTCAAGGCTGAATTGCCAGAGACAGCGGAATGTGTGGCCGACTGCCCTTACTGCGCTGACAGCCGGGAGAAAGCCTCGAAGGAGGAGAACAAGGTGAGCGAACCGAACGCAAAGGTCTATGACCAAGAGTCTGTGGACGCTCTTCTTGAGTCCGCCCGTTCGAAGGCTGCCGAGGAGGCACGCAGCGAAACCGAAACCGAACTGGCGGAGGCGAAGGCTGCATTGACGGTCAAGAACGAGGAACTCGAAGCGGCGAACGCCAAGGTCGAGGAACTCGAAGGTCAGATCGAAGAGCGCGACGAAAAGGAGCGTCTCGACACTCTGGCCGACGAACGAGCCGCGAAGGTGGCCGAGGTCACTGAGTTCTCCGAAGAGCAGATTTCCGAACGGAAAGAAGGATGGGCGAAGATGTCCGATGAGGACTTCGACACTCTCCTTGCCGACTTCAAGGCCGTTACCGAAAGCGCAAGCGCAAACGGTGGGGCCAAGAACAAGGGCGGCAAGGAAAAGCCGCCCGCGTCGAAGATCGACGGGACTCGGGAGACCGCAGGCGCAACAGGAACCGATACAGACCGCATGAAGACATTCATGGTCGGTCTCAACGCTTGAAAGGGGGTGTAAGTCATGGGTTCTTCAACGACAACTCGCAACTTCGGAATCAGGCGTTTCACGAACCTCGTTCGTGAGGGTCGTTTCCGTGCCCCCGCCGCAGCAGACCTGATGCTCGGCACTGGCGTCGAGATCGATCCGGCATCAACCGACGACCCACAGGAAGTGCGGCAGATCGACGGTGCCGGTCCCAACGATCTCGGAGGTCTTGGCATTCTGGGACTTGTCGGCCTGCTCTGGTATGAGCATGACTCGCAGACCTATGTCGGGGCACCAGCCGGTGCGCTCGTGCAGGATTTCAACACCGCGCCGCGAGGCCGCATGGTCCAGGTCCTGCGGGGTCCCGGAGCCAAGGTGTGGTTCCGCAACACCGAAGCTGCAACCACGGAAGCCGGACTGAACTTCCCCAACACCCGTGTCGAGGTGGTCATGGTCGAAGACCTTGGCTTCCACGGCACCAGCGACCTGGCGGTGAATGACCTTCTCGCCTGGGATGCGGTCAACGGGTTCTGGGGTCGTACGGCAGTTCTGGCAGAGGCGTTGATGCGAGTGACCTACGTGGACCACAGCATCAACACCTGCGACGCAGAGCTTCTGCTCTAAGGAAAGGAGACCTGAGATGAGCGTCAAGCAACTGCTCGACAACAAGGGTCGAACTCCAGAGGAGCGTGAGGCTGCACGCGAACTCCGGGAGGAGATCAACGAAATCGCCCGTGAGAACTGGCACGACCCCGAGTGGCGTCGGGAGATGGCCGCGCTTCTCACCGAGTCCATCCTGGAGGGCTTCGAACTCCAGACGTTCTTCGACCAGATCGTGGACGTGGAACGGGTCGGGTTCGACGACCGGGTGTACCTCGAAGAGATGACAGGTCTCAAGGTGTTCTACATCGCCAAGGGTGGGAACATCGAGGCAAGCGCTCTCGTGAGCGAGACCATCACTCTGCCTCGGGACACGCTGGGATTCCACGTGTACGAGTTCGAGGACAAGCTCCGCAGCGGGTTCGCCGAGACGGTCAGTCGTCTCCGCAACCTTGCGATTCGTCGTCTCGACTGGGGTACGACCAACGCGATCAAGAGCCTGGCCCAGGCGTCGATCACTACTGGTTCCCCGTACTACATCGAAGGTGCGGGAATCAGCAAGGCGGCTCTCGACCAGGCGATCCGCGAGGTCGCCGACGAGTCCAACAGCGGTGTGGTCACCGTCTACGGTCGTTCGACGATGGTCGATCAGATCGCAGACTTCCCAGGGTTCGCCGATGAGGCCCTGGAGGAGATCCGTGCACGCGGACGGCTCGGTCGCTACCGCGGGGCCAGCATCGTCCAGGCCCGCAACTACAAGGATGAGGAGGGTGCATCGCACGTTCCCGCCAACGAGATGTGGGTCATGTCAGACGACTTCGGCAAGTTCGCCTTCTACGGAGGACTCCTCTCGAAGGAGTACGTCGAAGACGACAACTGGTACTGGCACTACTTGGGACGCCAGGACTTCGGTGGTGTCGTGCACCGGCCCGAGCGGGCACGTCGCTTCGTCGACACCAGCATCACCCCATAGTCTTCTGAGATAGAAGCTGAGACAAGGGAAAGACCCCCCGTTTGGGGGGTCTTTCTATTCACCGCCAGGCTTACCAACCTCTGCTATCTTACATATACGTTCGTAGGAAGGATGGAAGGATGCCCGCCACCAAGATCGCAGGACGAGAACTGTGGAGAAATGTCTCCCCCGGCCTGCGCTACTACATCACCATGGACGCCCTCGGGAACCAGACC